AAATTTCCACTTATTTCAAAGGGTGGTCCCGGTGGACCTGTTGGTCCTGTCCCCCCGCCTGATGGTCCCGTTGGACCTGTATCGCCCGTTGATCCTCCTCCGCCGCCTGATGAACCTGTTGGACCCGGCTGACCCGGCGGACCCGGCGGACCTGGAACACAACAATATTTTTGTTGCTGGCAATTTTTTTTTGCTAAATAAGAACTAAAATTACTGAATGACATAATATATTATATTAGAGTAAAATATATAATGTATTTTAACATTTAACAAAATGGACCTTGGGGGCGCTGACACGATGGCATTACCAAAGGGAGCGGCAAATAAGTTTGGGGGCGGTTAAAGAATTCAATGCCCGGCATACATTTTACCACCGTTGTGAATTTGGGCGCGGGATCTACTAAATTCGTCGCATTAATACCATAAAGAAAACTTTCAGTGTTAATGGGGTTGCAAGATAATTGCGTATTTGGCACTTGTCCTACATTAATACCAAAACAAGGGAAGCGAGTATTAGAGGATATGGATTTATATTTATAAAGATCATAACCAAGCGCTTGATTATAACCCCTTTGCTGTAAGCAGTAATCTGCGCGCGTATTATTATTTCGTGTAGACGACATTTAATATAATAATATATTATATTAAATTATTAACAACCTTGTTTGCACCGCTTAAAGTAGTCTTGGTCGCGAATCAAATCGCGCGTGGGGAGACCACCACGAATCCAACCCTTTGCTGCGACACCTTCGACTAAATTAGCTGGATTTTGGATGGTGGCTTTTAAGCTCGGTACAAGATCATCTTTTTGGTGGAAGAAAGATATTTCAGAAATAGTGTTGCAGCTCTTTTTATTGTTAACGTAATCTCCCTGCTGTAATTTTGATTCCAAGACTGGATAGCTTGGTCCACGTCCCAAATAGGGGACTGTGGCGAAGGGACGTTGATAAAGACTGATGCGGCATTTTGGATGTGTTTGGATGGACCCCATTTTCAAGTCAGAGTCACTCTGGATATTGCAACCACCGGCGCCACAAAAATTCCCAAACCCTCCATTATAAAAAATGTTTGGCTGACTGGTGGCAAATTCAATAGGTTTCTTCATGCCGCAATATTCCAGGAAGTAATTCTGAATACTATAACTTCCAAATTCAGCATTTTGTACATTTCTTTGCGATAAATTGCACTCATCGTTCCCAATGCGCCCTAACTTATCAAAAGTATAGCTGTGTGTAGTTGTCATATATTTATAGCAAAGATAATTTATTTATTAAATTATGTTGGATTTCTATAATTATTTTTGGAGCATTGCAAATAGTCTCCCCCCCGACATGACGGCATTGTTCCATAGCAGTATTCGGCAAATGCTTTTTGGTCATTTGGGATCGTAGTATTTGCAGTCGCATAGAAATTTCTCATCGATTGATCAAATGCAATATTATCTCCTAAATCTAAAAATAATCGCGGATCTGCAACCTCTTTATTTATATCTTTTTCGACAGTTGGGTTAAAGGCGGGAGCAGCGGGTTTTCTCGTAGGATTGTATTGTATTTCAGGTAATAACACATTCATCAAAGGATTTTTTTGTGTAGGGTTTGTAAAACTTGATTTCACCTGTTCGTATAATTTCGGGCTTGTAAAACCTTCTTTCAATATTTTTTTTAGGACACTCTTTTTTTTCTTGGATTGCGCTTTATAGAGAATCACAACAACTGCCACGGTGATAATACCTGTAACTAATATTTTTATATTCTGAGTGAACAAATATCCTAAAAATGTTAAAAAAATGACTAAACGAGTAATAGCATTTAATTTACATTCAACAGAATATGTGCTCTGTGGCCATAACTCCATAATTTTTTTTTTATTAAACAAAATACTTGGATTATCTAACCAAAACACGCTTACCATATATATATTTATTGTTTATTTTTTATTCTTTCTTTTTTTTCGCCGTCTCTTCTTTTTTTTGGGGTTATTCGTACTTTGTACTTGTATTGGCGGATTTGCCCCCTCTGTTGTCATTGACGCTTGTTGTTTCATAGCTAATTTCTGCTGCAAGCGCTCACGGGTAGTCGCCATCCGCATATTTTGCGCCATCTTTGCTTGAAGAGCACCTATGTTCATTTTGTGTCCCCCCATCCCCATCTTCCCCAACATTTGATTCATCTCTTTCATCCCAGGCATTTTATTCATCTTTCCGATTAAATTTGTAGCTTCCTCAATAAGATCACTTTCCTTCATTTCTCCCGATTGCAATTTTGTATCAAGTTTACTTCCCACTTTTTTCACCAATTGCATAAGTTTTCCAGGGTTCCTAAATAGCTTTTTAAAAACATCACCAACTGTCGTCACCCCATCCATATCTTCTGTCAACTCTTCAGCCGTTTCTTCAGCTATCTCTCTTGCCAAATTACCTAAATTACCGTCTAACATGGAGCTAATATGATTTTGTAAATCATCAATATTTGGCAATGGCATTGCTTGCGATGCATCGGTGGCAGATGTATTTGGATCAATATTGAATATATCCGTCATCTGCTTAATTGTTTCTTCCAATTTATTCTTGAATTCCTTTTCGTCAATAACTTCAAATAGTTTTGCTGTATCGCCAAATGTATCCTTGCTTTCTTGTAAATTCACGACCGAAAAAAGGATTAATTGTAAATATTTCCAAATAATAGTCCGCGTTTTGTCACTTATATCTAATTTCCATAAATTGCGAAAATCAATGCCAGGCAGAAAAAAAAGTGGTTCCTCCCCAGAAAAAACCTCCTCTTTTTGATACAAAATATCGAAGAATTTACTTGGATAAAACTTTTTGCAGTATTCTACCACATTCTCAACCTCTGGATCATCTTTTCTATTTTCATTAATAGCTTTTAATCCTGGATGTAATGATTCTTTACATTCAGGAAATGTTGTTAACAGATCACGAACAAAATCTCGGAAAATCTGATACATTTCTTTGGAAATCATATAATTAAATACATTAACTTTTTTTTTATATTTTAACTTGCATAATATAATATACTTAATTTCGTTAAATTTTGAATATATTTAATTGCCTTTTCTTGATTATCTTTACTCATTAAACTTATGGGATTTCTTAACTGTTCAATAGCAGTTAAAATATCGGATGAATTATCACATCCAGATATATCCTCCTTGTAATTCTTATTAATAAAAAATCCATAATCACCCTTTTCAATTTGCGTCTTATACTTATCAGTTATACACGTTTTCCATATTTCCAAAATAGATTTGGGGTTAATGCGTTTCCATGTCTGTAATGCAGTTTTAGTCACCTTTAGGTCACGGTTATCAGGAAAAACAGATATGATATCATTTATGAAATCAACTAAATGTTTGTTAAAGGCTTTTAAAATGCTGCTCATTAAAATAATTAATATTTTATTTTTTAAGTTTATTTACTTACGTTGCAATTTTTGTATATCTGCGCTTCGTTTTGATTGAATTTGTCCTAAATCTATCTGCCCTACTTTATTCGGCGTGTAATCCTCGGGTGGTGTTTCGATAGAATTGCAAGTATCTAATGTTACATAATTGTGTAAAATTCTAAGTCCCCCCTTTCCTTTTGCGGATAGGTCGTCGGCGGTCATATCGAGATATGAATAATTATCTGAAAGTGATTTTCCCATTTCCGACATAGAAAATGCTAAAGGTTCTTGATTATTATTAGTTGCTTCTCGTGTTATATTAGCCATCTTCTTTTTAAGGTGGTTGCCAATCTCTTGTCCAAATAACACTTGATTCCCCCTAAACAAAAGTAATAGCGCTGGCACTTTAATCACTGACGAAGGCAATAACAGTTTTTGTCCATTTGGTAAAATAAGATGTGTGGTATTTTTAGGACCTTTTTCACGATTGTCGATACAAACAAAATGCATTTCATCTTTTATTTTAGATCGACTTAATTCAAATAATAATTTTTTGCTATGCTCACAATAATTACTGTAGTAAAGTATAGAACTCATATACTATTTATTTGCTATGAAAAAATCAAGTTTTAACTTAAAATTGATTTTAATATACATCTATAGCATATTTATTAGATATGGATCCCCAAGCAACTTCTATTAAAACACGTAATTCTATACTTACATTTACCCTTTCAAATATAAATGTTAGTTTTGCAAATGCTTTGCGAAGAATAATTATTTCTGAAATACCAACTGTTGTCATACGCTCTTCCCCATATGAAAAAAATGATGCTACGATTCACGTGAATACAACACGGTTAAATAATGAAATTCTTAAACAACGATTAAGTTGTATTCCCATTTTCATTCGTGATAAACTCAGCGAAGATGAATTGCGTGAATATGAAGTTGTAATCAATAAAAAAAATGAAAGCGAATCCATTGAATTCATTACAACTGAGGATTTTAGAATTAAACACGGTGACAAGGAGCTTTCTACAGAGGTTGTGCGGCAGATTTTCCCACCTGATCCAATTACCAAGGATTATATATTATTTGCCCGCCTTCGCCCTAAAATATCTGACGATATTCCAGGAGAAGAATTGAAAATTACAGCTAAATTATCTATGGGAATAGCCAAAGAAAGTAGCACATTTAATGTGGCATCTACTTGTTCATATGCAATGACCCCCGATGAAGCAGCACAATATGATGCTTGGGGTAGAAAAGAGAGCGAACTGGAAGCGGAAAAAAAAACTAAAAATGATATTGATCTTCAAAAGAAAAATTGGTTTCTCGGGGAAGGAAAGCGTATTTTCCACGAAAATAGTTTTGATTTTATTTTAGAAAGTTTGGGAGTCTTTTCAAACAAAGATCTTGTCAAAATGGCAACTCTAATTATAATTGAAAAGTTAGCTATTTTTCAAAATCAAATTGAAGAAGGATCTTTTCCAATCGCCAAAAGCCAGGGAACTATACCAAACTCTTTTGATCTTACCCTCCAAAATGAGGATTATACTATCGGGAAAATACTTGAATGCATCTTATACGAACACCATTATATTACAGACGGCACCTTATCATATGTTGGATTTATTAAAAAACATCCACACGACGACGATTCACTTATCCGGATGGCTTTTAAAGAAAATGTTGATGAAACAAGCCCATTACAATATTTAAGTTTAGCAATTAAAAAGGGTCAAGAAATTTTTACATCTATTCATGAACAATTTAACTAATACCCTTTACGTCATCATTTTCCTTTTGACGCAAAGGATAATTAATAGAATACATAAGACGCTGTGGAGGCAGATTGTTTGTATATAATATTACAGTCTGCATATTTACATACATTTTTTTATGACGCAGCTCATGGCAATATATATCGTGTAAAGACATAACGTGTGGTCTAAAAGAATATGGTATATCTTTCTCATTTATACTTTTAGTGACATGAACATTTCTATATAATGTAAATAATTCTTTTGTCCAATTTACCAACTCCGTACGAAATTTCCAAAATATTTGCTTATATTCAGGATAATAATAGAGAAATTCTTTAATCCGCCCCTGCTGAAAAAGAGTATAGTATTGAAATTGAATCTTTGGAGAATTGCCTTTCAAATTTCGCACCTTCTCATAAACCGGATTTCTTACTTTACTACGCGCCCCCTGAGGATGTTTCAACATTATACCCAAAATAGTATAAGGAGTGTTTATGGACGAATAAGGTAGCACAATTTTTTCCAACGAATCTGTATCCCCACTCTCATATTTTCCAGGTCTACTAACCTGTGATCCTTTAATAGTATCCGATAATACGATTTCTTGAACCCCCCATTGCCCCGTCATTTCATATTTGGCAATAAGATATAGATGTGGTTTCGAAAATGGTACAACAATACGATTACTTGGGTGTTGAAGAACAAACGAATAACTATACGTTTTCTGTAACATATCAAATGTTACATCACACGCAACCATAGCCTCTAAAAACATACTTCGAAAAGTTATATTATGATCTTGATAAAAAGAGGAATTAGCACCGATGTCCCAGCGTGAAGAAATCATCCATTGATCTTTATAATAAAAGCAATTAATCATAGTCCCCTCGATAAATTCTTCGGCTATACATTCATCCTTAACAAATTTTTCCGTGAAAGAAGCAAAAGATATAGATTTGGGAGGGCTAAATGCAAGCAGGGATTTTCCATCAGTGATGACTGAACGAAAAAGCCCAAGAGTTCCTATATTCTCATTGTTTAATCCATATTTACTATATTTCAAAACATATAAATCATTTTGCTTTTTAACCATTATATTTTTTGATTTAGCATAATTCTTATCAGTAACAAGTTTTGCTACATCAGCATAGGTGGTTAGATCATAGGCAGACATTGTTATTATTATCCTGTTTGAAATATATTTAAATCAATTTCGTAATATTAAAAAATTTCTACTGTAAATATAAGATAATGTCTAATAAAATATTTTTATCGTTAGGTGACGTTATTAAAGTGAACGCACCTGATAATTTAGGTATTGATGAGCATATATATTTAATAAGTTATTTAGACGATGAAACAATTAAACTCATTGATGCGGCAAGTACAAAAGAACCCATTGAATTAAAATTATCTATTATAGATGGGAAGTTAAGCGATGAATCAATTAAAGAAATAGCAATACTAAATCATCCAACAGAAAAGGGATTTGCTCGACAACATAAATTATTACCTGAAACATGGGTGGATCTTTATTTTGGCGGCGATGTTCCTACTGTATTAACTGGGCGGATTGTAAATTTGGAAGAAGATATGATTGAAATTGAGAAATTTCCTGATAACCAAAGAATATTTATTGATTTTGCCTACAAGGGGATACCCATTAATCTTCCTATAACGAAAATAAATATACGTGAGTCACCAAGTTTTGAAGCTGAAGAAATTTCACCTATTACCGTGGAAACAGATTTGGTCATAGGTCCAGATTTACAGTCATTAATTAAAGAAGGTGATGAAATTATCTTTGGTGAAGAAGAATATATGGTTCAGGTAGTTGAGGCTCCAGAAGAGGAGCGCCGTTTTGGGATTTCACAACAAAGCGAGGATTTATTAGATGAACTATTGGCTGGAATTCCTACTAATCAGAGAACAAATAGGGTGCTTAATAATATTCATCTTATGATTGAGCGGTTTAAACAATTGCGAATAATCTATTCTAAATTCGATGACTATGGTAACCCCGAAGGACCATTCATTAAGGGTAAGGCATATAAACCACTAGCTGAAAGTCTCGATAAATTAGACAAGAAACTGTTTTGGATATTACCCATAGTGAAAAACAAAAAAAAACTTTATGATATTGTTGATGACGAGTTTCAAGATATTATTTCTCTCACCCTTGCCGAGGTGAGAGACGAGGTGTATGATTTGATGAAAAAATTTAAGCAAAATAGAATGCCAGGTGACGAAAATAAATATGATAATTTTATGAACCAGTTATATCCCTATTTGCAGCCATTTGTCACAACAATGCAATCAGATATGTTAATAAATAAACCTGTGGGGCAAAATTATAATGTATTGGTAAATAATCTTGAGGCATTAGAATCAACTGTTTTCGGAATAGAACCATATGAAATGCCATCGGCAAAAAATCCACCCACAACACACAATATGCGATTTCTTACAGATAGATATATAGTGGGACTAACAAAGTTGACTGGAAGTGATAAGCGGGGGAAAAGCAATATTAGGAGAGTCCCTTTGACACCCAATGAAATGATGAATATACAATCTTTTCTATTACTTTCTCCAAGTGTTATACGTTACTCAAATATATATCTTCCTACCAGCTCCATTCTCGAGAAGGCTCAACTCCATACAGCAAGAATATATTATTTCAAATTATTAACTGATCCAATACATTTGGCAAATGTACGCGCAAATAATTATTTTTTAAAAAATATGGTGGCACTTACCAATGATGCTGAAGAAGAGGATCAAGGGCAGGAAAAATACCGTACATTTTTAGATGCAATGATACCCAAAACATTGGAAATCTTTAATTTATATAAAAAGAATATCCGTAATCCAACATCTTATATGAAAATTATCAATCAGCTTGAACCCTTTATGATATATGATAGTGACATCACTTATGAATCATATGAAGAAATAGTGAAATTTATGGATGAAGAAAATACAGAATGGATGAAAATATTTATCGAAAACAGACAACTTATGGAAAGATATCAAAATATTAATTACAATGTAAAACTTCACAAAGATCCACTATTTTCTCAAATAACAAAATTATATAATTTTTCAGAAGAGTTTATCTCCACCGATGAAATTTTGATTAAAATGCTCCGCGATGATGGCGCGCGTGTATTTACCCTACTCTTATCATTAGGTGATATAGATTTACACGGGCAAATAGATCTCGACAAAGAAGTAGAGAAACAACTCGCCGAAACAGACCACGTATTAAAAGAAAAAAAAGACACGAATACATGTAAAGAATATATATTAGCTAAAAAGTATTTGGAAATGGACGAACTTGAAGCAGACAATAATAGGGAAATTTATTTTGATAACCAATACGATATAACGCGATATGGTCTTGTCGATGAATTAAAGGAGAAACAGGTAGAGATGACTGCTGAAGAATTCGCCGAGTTTCTAAATAAC